AAGTCCACAAATCCACGACTCGTGGTGGATGGTTTTATGACGGGTGTAACTCCATACGCTGAAAGATTTCATCGAAGGATGAATCCTTCCTACTCAAGGAGATTGATACGATTGATTTTTTGAAAGATCTCAACATCAAGTCCTATTGGGAGCGCATGTCCGCCAATACCAGGGGTGCGACGTGGCAATATCTACAGACTCTCTACATGCTCGGTACTACTATCATTTCTATCCCTGACGACACACTCAAGATGATTGAGGGTATTGCTAAGCAATGTGCTGACAAGATGGAGACTGACGGTGGTGAACTAGACCAAGATGCTCTTATGAAGATGATGGGTAGCATGCTTAGTGGTCTACCCAAAAAATAAACCTATATATATATTAAATGAAGGTCCTGGTTTGACGATCCTCAGCAGCTCATTCGAGCCGACCAGGTTGCTTCAAATTTTTGGCCGACTTCAGAACAAACTCCAGAAGATCGGGTGAACGCTGCTTCACGTTTTATCATCTATGTCAGTTGCATTCTTTATCTGACCCGTCGCGATCCTCGTATTTTCGTGTTGGGTGCTACGGTGATTGCCGTGATCTTTGTCCTCTACAGGTCGAAAATGGTAAAAGAGACGTATGGATCGGGTGTTGTTAAGGGCTCTGCTTGTCAAAACCAACAGAGGACAATCCTATGGCAAACATTTTGATGACTGATTACACCGATGCCCCCAATCGATTAGAAGCATGTTATTATCCCACAGTGAAACCTTTCGTAAACAACTACATCAGTGACCGCATTCCTTACGATTCCGGGCGATCCCGTACACCGATGCCCAAGTATCTTCGAAATGCCGCAGAGCGTCAATTCATCTCGAACCCTGTGACTAAAATTCCAGGGGATCAGACGGCATTTGCTGAATGGCTTTATGGTGCCAAGAATGGTCCAATGTGTAAGAGTGACGCACAATTCTGCAGTCCGGATGCACGCGGTGTCCAGCTCGAGGCATTTTCCGGATTGAGTTCAGATGGAAATATTGGCCGTGGTTTTGGTGGTGGAAGTGTCCGAGGGGGTGGCGGAACATATAGTTAGATAAATATTCTTATGTAATAATAAATGGCGTATCAGCTTCAACCTGGACTTTCCATTGTTCAAAACTCGGGTGCTCTACCCACCGTAAAAGCGACTGATGAAATTTTTTGTGTATCCTCAGCCCAGTACCCTAAACTGTGGGGCTTGCCGACCCAACACCATGTTGTACGGCACCGCTCCCTACAAGGCGGGTAAGGGTTCCCCAGCTCAGTACATCGAGACGAGTGATGAACTTCGTCCCCAATCCACTTCCCGTTTCAACAAGAATATCGTCCAAACTTATGAACGAAATTTGTTCCCATTGTCCAACATGGAGTGTAAGACTCCCCTTCGTACGATTCGATATGAACCCGCGAGCACTCGTGCCGAACTCCAGAATGGTTTGTTTCAGAAAAGATATGTTAATAAAAATGTAAGTAAGAAGTAAGAATGGCTGATCCCATTTCACTTATGGCTATAGCTGGTCTCGTGTACGCTGGACGCAACTTAAGTACTAAATCAGTTCCACCTAAGGTTGATAACGATGTACCTGTTATAAAAAGTCCTCGAATGGTCGAAACTACAAATTTCGAACCAACAATGGAAGTTTCCAGTAAACGAGAAATGGACAGCTTTGCTGATATTTCTAAACAACAGAGAAGTGGTGGTCAAGAAGTCTTGAACATGCGAAACCGTATGTATGATACTGGTCGAATGAACAATCTTTCCCCCAGTTTGAGAAGCAACTTGTTGGTCCAGGTCTCGGTGTAGGTGCCAATGTTCCAGCTGTTGGGGGTCATCAGCAGATGTTCAGGGTCAACCCAGTAAATGTTGGTGCGTACAGGTTGACCACTCTCCCAGGGCGTACTGGTCCAGCCCAAGATGTTACTGGTGGTCGGTCGGCTAAGGTTGGTGAGCTCACACACAACAAACCTGAAACAACTGCTTACCTTCCATCCAGGCTTCCCACTATGCCTGGTCGCGCTCAGGGTATGTCGGGTGTTGTGCCTCGCACAGAACATGAAAAAACCAAGCGTACCACTAATCGCTCGGAGACAGGTCTCCGTGAAGATGGTTTAGGGTATAACGGTGCTAAACGATTCGTTTCCGCTCAAACAATGTCCCAGGATCCTACACGATTCAAGACTGATCGCAACGATATGCAATATGAGTATTACAACCGACCCGCCCCAGGTATTCATAGCCATCATGGTGCGTACACCAATAGTGCTGCTGCTCAGGTGACTGCGAAGACGAATGAACAACTCATGAAGTATGGTTTCCGCCCCGAAGATCGCCGTGGCAAGCCTAACCGTATGGGTAACGCTGGTCGTATGAACGTTCGCGAGTCGGCTCTCAAACAGGGCGGTGTCCTCACTACGGTTCGGTCGGACACAACTCGTGTCGATGGTCGTGTGAGTGCTGCCAACGGTGCTTGGACCCCAAAAACTACCAACAAAAAACCTTTCCATCAGTTCAATGCCTATAAGGGTAATGCGAATCCAAACACCCAAAACTTGGATGTGGCTAAGAGACCAACTCCAGAACAACCCCCTTGCACACAGTCTTTACCAGTAATAATTTATATGTAAATGAAAACAATCATTAAAATATTATCCCTATATTTTAATGAAGGTACACAACCTCTCTATTGATAGTAGTCAGCGTGGAATTAATGTAATCGCATCAAAACACATATTACGATGAAAGTAATACATACATTATTGACGCCTATTCGAATACATACTCGAACCCGAATAACTATGTCATCACCCTAGAGAATCCAATCTATGACGTTTCAGAAATTAAACTCGTATCCGCCCGCATTCCTACTCCACAACTCACATTATGTACAACAAATAACACATTCAGTGTTGATGGTCAGACTGTGTCACTCACGAATGCGGATTATCCCACTGGTGGTGATTTAGCCACACATCTCGAAGCTGAACTCGCTCCCCCAGTATCCAATGTGAGTGAAGTCAGTTTTGACACAGATACCAAGAGACTTACATTTTCCAATGTTGGTACAGGAAATACATTTACTTTTGAATTTTACACTGGGACAAATGGATATCTCGAGGAATCCTCGACAGTGACTTCACCTCACCAGGTACTTGGATTTGGTTCAACTGATTACAACTCTACGAGTAATGTATTGACTTCTGGTGCTATTAATCTCGTTGGACCAAATACTCTTGTTCTAAAACTCACAGCTGGATCTGACGAATTTACACAAAGTGTATACACATCTACACCATTTTATACAGGTCACATTCTCTTAGATGGCTCTGACTTTATAAACTTTAATGGAATGGATGATGTGTTACACACAACTTCACACAGGACCACAGAAGTATATCAAACATATTCAAGTGGAGTTTTTCTACATGAGTCATGGGAGACTCATTCCATATGACTTTATGAATCAAGATCATATCTTAAAATTTGAAATTACATGTTCTACCGATAAACTAAAGAATCTACCAAAAGTTCCAGTGGAAGAGAAAGAAAAGGAAGAGGAAACAACTATAAGCATCTCTGAAAAGGAGGATCCTTATAAGTGGAAAATCTACATCGGTATTGTTGTAGTATTCGGATTCATATTAATAGCGCTTATGTCCAGTAAATCTAAAAGATCTTACCGGGTAACCGCGTAGACGGGTTGAGCGGGTTTGGAAACGCGGGTGGACACACCTGAGACAACCATATAGACCGCGATGGAGAGGAGTGTGGTTAGGATCGCAGTCAGAGCGTACTGGGTACCACCATTTTTGGGCACCTTCACGATTTGGCTGATGACCCATCGGACGAGGTCCATCCAGGACATGGCAGCGGCGAAAGAGAAACCCGCGACGATCGCGTTGAGCGACTGGGTCTCGAGCTCCTGGGTGACAAGGGTAACGGTCTTGGCGGCGGATTCCATTATGAGTGTTATATGTTACACTGGGAAAATAATTATTCAAATGAAAGTTTTCCCTTTCGACCTTCTTTTTAAACTTCTTCTTTTTTAGCGTTTTCATTTTCGAAAAGAGTTGTTCATCATCTGATGAATCGTCACTAGAGCTGGAGTCTAAATTGGATATGTGTAATTTAGTACTTTTACTATCTGAGAACGCCCATGCTTCAGGTTCTGAGATGCTCATTACTATTAATAGCATTTTTTAACATGTGTTCTGTCGGATTCTGTGGAGTCCACGATTCCCAGCGATCATAGGCTTCGTTCATCTGGGTGAATGTCGTGTCGTTTCCTGAATATCTCTCGAATGAGGGGCAGTCTTCTGGTGAAACGATTTCCATTTCTTCGTCCGATTCTTCGTCAGATTCTTCCTCGTCTTCCTGGTATATTTCAGGAAACATAGAACCAACTGTCCTACCAACTGTGTACATAACACAGTATTTCATCGCATATTCCATATCTTCTGGGAGAAGTGTATCTCTTCCACAGGCTTTGGAATATTCTGCTGCGAGTACCGTACTCCGTTCCATCACGGGGAGAAGAAGATTGGTCATAGTTTGAATGTACTGTTCAACCATACCATCACCCCCATCACCGAAACCAGTTTGCATATTCATCTTTAGTATTTGAGATCAAAAATAGTTTTCGCAGTTCCCTCACTTACACGAAGGATGTTGTAGTTTACGGCGTATACTCGAACTTGTCTTGAATATCCTGTGCATGGATGAAGACTTAGGTCTAAAATCTGCTCTTTTACGAGACTGAAATTAACCTGTCCCGTTGGATACCATTCTTCTGGTTGTAAAGCAAAACTATATGAATAGAAACGTCTAATAAGTTGGGTTTTTGAGTGATGTATGGCAGCCTGTACAGCCTTGAGAAAAGGCATCGTCCCTGTATCCTTGGTAATGATATCCTGACCATCAAGAGTAAGTGTGAGATGGTCCAAGTTCTCCCAAAGTATATACTTATTCCCGGTTTCTTCAAGTATACCATCATAATCAAAGGGGGTAACGAACTCGAATTCATTCGTCCCGACACTACCCTGACGTTGAATGACGAAGTACAATTCTTTCACTGGATTTATGAAATCCAGTTTAAACTTCCCAGTATTTACACCAGATGCAACATCAAAAATATTTTGTTGAATTTGTGTTATTAGGTAATCACGTTTCGATTTTTGTATTTTGATTCTTTCTTCACAGTCTACATGTACAACTTCTGCACAGAGTTGGAAATCTATAATTTTCGGTTGTGGATTCTGTTGTGAAATGTCAGCTTTCTTTCCGTCAGTTTTAACAACAATCTCCTGGGCAGTCCGTAATTTGAATTCAACTTCAACTTCCTGACGGTTTATAGCACATAGAGGTATGGCAAGTTCTGGGTGATTGTAAAAGTAAAATGGTAAGTCTACAAAAAAACTGACATCTTCTGTATTTCCTAAAGCATTTCGGGCAACAATCAGACGGTTTGAAACACGTCTAAATGCTGTTCTTTCTGGAAACTTTCCAATAAGTTCTTCAAGAGCAATTTGTTTCGTTTGGGTAACAAAATGTTCGGAATAAATTTGAAGATAATCACTTGTCAAACGCTGAATAACCTTACCACCGATGATTAGGTCTACGTGTTCTATGAGAGCGTGTCCAGCTGATTCTATAATAAACAAACTCCTGAGGTGGTAATGTCGAGGTAAAGTGACCTTTAAACTCAAACGTTTTCATAAT